GTCGACCCGAAGTCTTATTTAAGCAAAGCCTAGCTGAACGCACACGCAGACACGCGCGACGACAAATAACTGGTATCAAAAAATTTTGGGCGAAAAAAACCCAGTCCGTAGACTGGGTTGAAAGTTGTTAGCTAATTACTTTTTAGTGTAGACCTTAAAGAAAGCCTCTTTAGCCATTCGGTACATTACTTCGTCCGCTGTAACATCACCATTGGAAACAGAAAGTTTTACTTTCTTATCTAAGCCTCCATTTTTAACACCGTCACCATTAAAGATTTTCTCTATTGCTTGCCTAAAATTATCATTGGGCTTTCTCTCTTTAGGTTTATCACCATTTAAGATTTTATTAGCGCATGATGCTAATGATTTAAGACATTCACTCGCATACTTGGAAAAAGCCTCGCGCCTTTGTTTAACCGCGCCGTGTAATGCTTTATCGGTTTCCCGTAGTTTCCCAAAATCATACGTTGACAATGAGAGAGCATAATCAACAGTGACGTTAATTGTAGGCTTACCCTTGGGCGCGTCCTCCAATGCTTTAATAGGTATTAAATCGGTTTCACTATAGTAAAAATACTTATTACCTACATTTTCATTGTTTCTACGTTGAAAACCTACATACAATTTTTGCTTAGTTTCGTCTGTAATTTCATTAGGAAACTTAGAATCTTGCGACATAACGAATCTTGCAATGGAGTAATTACCATCTAGATTAGATGCGGTTTTGTAACCCGCGTCCTCCAATGAAACAATTTCAGTCGAAACCATAGTTTCGGGTTTTTTTGCTTTGCTTTGCATAATTAGCCTTTCAGTTTTAATGAACAAAAATACGCCACCATGATTGATGGCGTAAGAGAATTATAGCACACACTATTCACTTCGGGTTGACCCGAACACTTATATAAGGGCAAGCCTACGCGCTTGGACTCGCACGCCCATCTACGCGCGGCGACACATAACTGGTATCAAAGGGGCCGTAGCCCCCTCGATTACTGGTCGGTCCTACCGATCCACTCAGCGCCAATCACAATGGGAAAGTATTCCATGCTCCATTTGTTTTCAACGTACTTGATTCCAACGCGCCCCGTTGATGCGGGCTTGTGTGGTTCTCTGATGTACTCAACGACGGCCTTGCCATCTCTGAGGTCTATGATGTCGCCTGTCTCTACAGGCTTGCGGGATGATGTATAAACTAATTGCATAATTTTCTCCAGTTGTGGGGGGCTTTCGCCCCCCGTTGATTAATCGCAGACTATCTCGAACTTCTCAACAGTCTGTAGTTCCGTACCAACTAAAACCTTACGGCAAGTTGGACTGTCGCTCTTCACATAAGCGCTGACAACCGCTGAGTGAGTGCTTGAAGTGAACCGATAATCCCTGTTGATGGATGCGGCCCAGTCTTCGGTCTTCATGTCGTCCATTGTCTCTGCGAGATGGTCTAGAACTCTCATCAACCTATCGTCCTTGAAGGACTCTAGGTCATGCATCGAGATGTAAACGTGAGGCAAACTGTTGTTTGCCATCAAGTACATACGATCGTCGCCAGTAATTAACTTGTCTAGCGATCTGAGCACTTTGCCGATCATCTTGCGGTTGACCTTTAAGACGTTTAGGTTTCGTGTGGCATGAGCCACTGAACGGTTTTCATTTTCGATTGCCTGTTCGTAGGCTTTTGTTGCTCTGCTTTGCATAGCGTTTCCCTTTCTGTGTTAATGAACTTCTATCGCATCACAACAGGATCGCTGTGATGTGATTGAATTATAGCATAACTTGACACTTTCCCGCCCCCTACCGCCCCCCGCCACCCCCACCCCCCGCTTTTTGGATTGGGTCCCATCTGCCCCCCATACCCCAAGATTTATACAAATAGCCCATTATTTTTTCAAATATTAGAAACACCCCCCTTGATGGAACCAAAACTCTGTATATAATATGTGTAAACTACGGAGTGCCACCCTTTCCTCCCATGATAGAACTCGTTCCAGAAATCGATTCCGATATTCCAATTCCAGCTTCTGCCCTAGAAGCTATGCCCGAGCTTTCTCCTCAAGAAGAGTTAGACATGAGGGCTAGGACAGTTAAGATGATTTCAGACTTAACTGGCAATCCAATTGAACCCACCGAAGATGAAAAAGATGTGGCTCGTCACGCTGTACAAAATGTATTATCAAAACCTGATGCAGCAGCGCAGATCGCAACCTACTCTAGCCCCACAATTGCATACCTCGCCGGTATGGTCGCGCAACACGATTCTTATCTTGTCAAAGACCTAGCCGAGTTAAAGAAGTATGTGGTTAATAATTTAGTAGCAGAAACCACAAGCCCCGATCCTAAAATTAGGATGCAAGCATTACGCGCTTTAGGGGAAGTGGATGGCGTCGATGCATTCAAGAAACGCACAGAGACTACTATTAAGCATCAGTCTATTGAAGAAGTTGAGAACGAACTTTTTGAGATGTTGTCTAAGCTAGAGAGCAGAACGATCAACGTTCAAGCGAAAGTAATACATGCGCCTCAAACTTGAACAGATAAAAGCTATTCAAGAAAAAATCCCGTTCATGCAGGACGAGGAGAAACGCAAGGCTAAAGATTTAGTGAAAAAATGGTATGCTGAGTCAACTCAGGAGGTTGGCAAGGATGATTTTCTCACGTTCATTGATCATGTATATCCAGGGTACAAAGTCGGCCCCCACCACAAACGTCTGGCGAAGATATTTGAAGAGATCGCAGCGGGTCGAAAGAAAAGGGTTATCGTCAATATTGCACCAAGGCACGGCAAATCCGAAATGATTTCTTATCTTGCCCCAGCGTGGTTCTTGGGCAAGTATCCACATAAGAAGATCATCATGTCCTCCCACACGGCGGATCTGGCGGTGAACTTCGGACGGCGCGTTAGGAATCTGGTGGGATCAGATCAATATAAAGATGTGTTCCCAAATGTAGAACTGCAAGCTGACTCGAAGTCGGCATCACGCTGGGGGACTAACTTTAATGGTGAGTACTTTGCTATTGGCGTTGGCGGTGCTCTCGCTGGTCGGGGCGCTGATCTCTTCATTATTGATGACCCTCATTCCGAGCAAGAGGCCAAAACTGGCAGACCGGATGTTTTTCTTCCTGCTTGGGAGTGGTTCCAGTCTGGCCCTTTGCAGCGCCTTATGCCTGGTGGTGCAATCATTATTGTGATGACTCGCTGGTCTAAGTTGGACCTGACAGGGCAGATATTGAGTCAGATGGAGAAGGAAGAGGACGTTGATCCTTGGGAAGTTGTAGAGTTCCCTGCCATCCTGAATGACAAGCCGCTATGGGGAGACTTCTGGTCAATAGAAGAATTACTCTCTAAAAAGGCGGGTATGGACCCAAGGTATTGGCAGGCCCAGTACATGCAGAACCCTGTGTCAGAAGAGGGCGCTCTAATAAAGAGAGAGTGGTGGCAGATATGGGACAAGGACGACCCACCGATGTGTGAGTTCACCATTATGTCACTGGACGCCGCGCAAGAGGCCAACAACAGAGCTGACTACAACGCCTTGACAACGTGGGGGGTTTTCTTCAATGAAGAGACCAACAACTACAACATCATCCTGCTCAACTCGATCAAGAAGAGGATGGAGTATCCAGACTTGAAGAGACTGACGCTAGAGGAGTATAAAGAGTGGCAGCCCGATGCGTTCTTAATAGAGAAGAAGTCAAACGGGTCGTCTCTTTACCAAGAGTTTAGGCGAATGGGTATCCCCGTTGGGGAGTTTACACCGGGTAAAGGGCAGGATAAGATAGCCAGGGTCAATGCTGTATCGGATTTGTTTGCGAGTGGGATCGTCTGGGCCCCCAATAGACGCTGGGCAAAAGAAGTTATTGAGGAATGTAATGACTTCCCAAGTGGTACCAACGATGACTTGGTTGACTCAACAACACTGGCATTGATTAGATTTAGGCAGGGCGGCTTCATCAAGCTGCCCACAGATGAACCTGATCCGATTCAGATGTTCAGAAGCAAACGTAACCAAGGGTATTACACCGTTTAAGGACACAAGATGGCAACGAATATCGACAAAGCATTGTATCAGGCGCCTATGGGCATGGGCATGGACGACGGTAATCCCATAGAGGTCGAGATTGAAGACCCTGAGAGTGTTCATATGAACATGGGTGACATCGAGATTGACCTAGAACCACAGAAATATAAGGACTCAGGCGAGGATTTTGATGCCAATTTAGCCGATTTTATGGATGAATCGGAGCTTGATAGCTTGGCAAGTGAGCTGATTGAGGACTTTACCAAGGACAACGGCGACAGAAAAGACTGGATACAGACTTATGTTGATGGTTTGAAGCTGCTTGGGTTGAAATATGAGGAAAGAACTGAGCCTTGGAACGGCGCATGTGGTGTTTTCCACCCCATGTTGACTGAATCTGTGGTCAGATTCCAGTCTGAAGGCATGATGGAGACGTTTCCAGCCGCTGGACCCGTCAAAACACAGATTATTGGCAAAGATACGGTCGAAAAAGAGGACGCAGCAGCCCGTGTCAAGGCAGATATGAACTATCAGCTCACTGAAGTGATGCCTGAGTACCGTCCAGAGCATGAGAAGTTGCTTTGGAACCTCCCATTAGCTGGTTCAGCGTTCAAGAAAGTCTATTATGACCCCAGTAAAGGTCGACAAGTCGCTATGTTCGTTCCTGCTGAAGATATTGTTGTTCCTTACGGTGCATCTAGCCTATCTTCTGCTGATCGCGTCACTCATGTCATGCGTCGTACGAAGAATGAGTTGATGAAATTGATGGTGGCAGGGTTCTATAGAGACGTAGATTTGGGTGAGCCCTCACATGAGTTGGACGATATTGAGAGACAGAAAGCCCAAGAGCAGGGCATGTCAGCAATTCAAGATGATAGATACCGCATCCTTGAGATGCAGGTCAACTTGGACCTCAATGGATATGAGCATGTAGACAAAAAAGGTATTCCCACAGGCATTCATTTGCCGTATATTGTAAGTATTGAGAAAGGTACCTCAAAAGTATTGTCAATCAGACGGAACTGGTACCAAGACGATCCACTTCACATTAAGAGGGACCATTTTGTACACTACCAATACATACCAGGATTTGGGTTTTATGGGTACGGTCTTATCCATCTTATCGGTGGGTACGCTAAGTCTGCTACTATGCTTATCCGTCAGTTGGTTGACGCTGGAACTCTATCAAATCTGCCGGGTGGTCTTAAATCGCGTGGGCTGCGTGTTAAAGGCGATGACACACCGATAGCTCCCGGAGAGTTCAGAGACGTTGACGTCCCCAGTGGTTCGATCAGGGACAACATCCTGCCACTACCTTACAAAGAACCAAGCCAAGTACTCTTTGCTTTGTTTGAGAACATTGTTCAAGAGGGCAAAGCGTTTGCTTCATCTGGAGACATGTCTGTATCAGATATGTCTGCACAGACTCCCGTGGGCACAACACTTGCAATCCTAGAGAGAACACTGAAGGTGATGGGTGCAGTGCAGGCTCGCATTCATTATGCGATGAGACAAGAGTTTAAGTTACTCAAGAACATCATTGCAGATTACACACCAGCTCGTTACAACTACGACCCAGAAGAGGGTGATAGAAAAGCCAAGCGCAGTGACTATGACATGGTGGAGGTAATCCCTGTCAGTGATCCCAACGCGGCGACAATGGCTCAGAAGATTGTGACGTATCAGGCTGTGTTGCAGTTGTCGCAGCAGGCGCCGCAGCTCTATGACTTGCCACTCTTACATCGTCAGATGATTGAGGTCTTGGGGGTGAAGAATGCAGCCAAGCTTGTACCGACAGAGGACGACGAGGTACCAGTCGATCCAGTGCAAGAGAACCAGAACATGCTCACCATGAAGAAGCCTGTCAAGGCATTCATTGAACAGAACCATCAGGCTCACATCGCAGCACACAACGCGATGATACAGAACCCAGCGATCATGCAGGCATTGCAGCAGAACCCAATGGCGCAACAGATCATGGCAGGGTTCCAAGCACATATTGCAGAACACATGGGCATGATGTATCGCGTACAGATCCAAGGCATGATTGGTATGCAGCTGCCTGACCCAGATGATGACGACGATAGCAAACAAATGACGCCAGAGATGGCAAGCCAAGTGGCTGTGATGATCGCACAAGCAAGCGGTCAGATCACTCAACAAGCTCAACAACAAGCTGCGCAAGCCGCCGCGCAACAGAAGATGCAGGACCCCATCGTGCAGATGCAGATGCAAGAGTTGCAGCTCAAGCAACAAGACCTCCAGCTCAAGGCGCAGAAACAGCAGACAGAAGCACAGGCCAAGATGCAGCAGTTGCAGATTGAGCAAGCACGCATCGAGTCGCAGAAAGAGATCGCAGCCATGCAGGTTGCGGCTAACGCAGCGGCGCAGAAGGACAAGACCAAGAAACAGCATGAGCTTGAGAGCACACGCCTAGGTGTTGACATCGCCAAACATAGAGCTGAGATGCGTCACAGCCGTGAGGAGCTGGCTCATACAAGAGCGGCGACCATGATGCAGACCATACAGAACAGCAAGAATCAGAATAAGCAACAACCCAAAAAGGGAGAGTAATTGAACGACAAACTAATGAATCACTTGGTCACTGAGTACGACAAGCTTAGAAACGATCAAATCACCTTCCTCGCTGGAGGAGGAGCAAAAACGTTTGACGAGTACCGTCACGTCTGTGGAGTTATCCGGGGTCTAACTCATGCAGAATCCATTGTCAAAGACCTTGTGCAACGAATGGAGTTAGCCGATGAGTGAGTTTGATATAAGCGCTGTAGATCTTTCTGGCATCCTCAACACGAGTGCAGAACAGAAAGCGAAACAGATTCCTGACCCACAGGGGTTCATGCTACTAACAGTAGTCCCTGAAGCGATGGAAGAGTACGCAGAAAGCGAGAGTGGAATCATCAAATCAAGCGGAGAAATCTGGCGTGAAGAGATGCTGACACCTGTACTTTTTGTAATCAAGATGGGCCCTGAAGCCTATAAAGATGAGAAGAGATTTCCAAGCGGTCCACGCTGCAAGATTGGAGATTTTGTCATCGTTCGACCCAACACAGGCACCCGTTTAAAAATTCATGGGCGTGAGTTCAGAATTATTTATGACGAGCATGTAGAGGCTGTTGTTGAAGATCCGCGCGGAATCACCCGTGCAGCATAAGGAGTAAATATGTCTGATTTTAAATTTCCTGATGAGATAGAAAAAGATACGTCTGAAGAAAAGGCAGAGCCAAAGTTAGAGATAGAAATCGAAGACGATACGCCTGTCGAAGACCGTGGGCGCAAGCCTATGGCGGCTCCAGTCGAGGAAGTAACTGACGAAGAGTTGGACTCCTACGACGAGAAGGTACAGAAACGCATCAAGCGTTTTACCAAGGGCTATCACGATGAGCGTCGTGCGAAAGAAGAAGCTTTGCGGGAACGTGAGGCAGCTGAACAGTTTGCGCGGCAGGTATTTGAGGAGAATAAACGCTTGCAGCAACAGCTTGCGAACGGCTCCAAGATCATGGTTGAGCAGTCTAAAACCTCGGCGCAAGTTGAGTTGGAGGCAGCTAAAGCCAAATACAAGAAAGCATTTGAGGCGGCTGATCCTGACGCGTTAGCGGAAGCCCAAGAGGAGATTGCGAAAGCAACAGTCCGATTGGATAGAGCTTGGACCATGCGTCCGATTGAGGTTGAGGACAAACCTTTGCCACAAACGCAACAGGTTCAGAAGCCTAAGATTCCTGAAAGAACACAGCGCTGGGTCGAGGAGAACAGCGATTGGTTCCAGAAGGAAGGTTATGAAGATATGACAAATATGGCGATGGGGCTTGACAAGAAGTTGGCGCGGGAGTATGGTGCTAACTACTTGGGTACTGAAGAGTACTTTAGAACCATCGATAAAACGATGCGCAAAAGATTTCCTGAATTTTTTCAGAGCGATGAGGACAACGAGCCACCTCTTAAAAGAAGGGCTGAACCGGACGAGGACGAGACTCCACGCCGTGCAACAACTAGACCTGCTAATGTCGTAGCACCCGCTACGCGTAGCACACCGCCTGGTCGTATCAAGTTGAAGACATCACAAGCGAACATTGCGAAACGTCTTGGGGTGCCTTTGGAGTTGTACGCTAAACAGGTTGCTTTACTTAGGAATGGAGAATAAAAATGGCTGAAACACAAGGTAGATTAAGTCGCGAGATGGAAACTCGTAAGGTATCAATGAGACCCGAGGCGTGGAAACCGCCCGAGACTTTACCAATGCCTGATGAACGTCCCGGTTGGAAACACCGTTACATTCGTATCAGCTATGGCGGGCAGTCAGATGCCAGCAATATTTCTTCCAAACTTCGTGAAGGGTATGAGTTCTGCAAAGCAGACGAGTATCCCGAGTTGATGATGCACGCCCCAACTGAAGGTCGCTTTAAAGGCAACATTGAGATTGGTGGCTTGGTGTTATGCCGTATTCCTACTGAGTTTCTTGATCAGCGTGCGAAATATTACGCCAATCAAAACCAAGCCCAGATGGACTCCGTGGATAACACTTTCATGAAGGACGCTGATCCTCGTATGCCTTTGTTCAAACAAAGGGAGAGTAGGGTTACGTTCGGTTCTGGTTCTTAAATTTTAAGGAATTAACATGGCATATCCTATCGTTTCGGCCCCTTACGGCCTGAAGCCTGTTAACCTGATTGGTGGTAGAGTATTTGCGGGTTCTACTCGCATGTTCCCTATCCTAAACGGTTACGGCACTTCAATCTTCAACGGTGACGTTGTTGACATCGGTACAGGCAATAACATTGGCTGTATCACTCCCACACAACTTGCATACAACACCACATCAGCTCAAGCTGGTACCATTGGTATTTTTGTTGGTTGTGAATACTCTTCAACTGGCGGCCCAATCTATGGTAAGAATCGTTACCAATATTGGCAAGCTAGCACAGCAGCTACCGACGCTATCGGTTATGTTGTAGATGATCCCCAAGCTGTGTTCCGCACTGCTGTCGTTCAAGGCGGCTCTGCACAAAGCTCTACGATCCTCTATGCTAACCCAGCATACGTTGGTGCTAACGTGTTCTACACAGGCCCTGGTGGTTCTACCACTACTGGTGACTCTGCTGGTGGCGTGGCTCTTGCAGCTTCCGCTATCTCTCAGTCATCTGGATCTGCCACTACTCCTTTGACTTCCGGTGCTCCTTTCCGTATCGTGGGTGTTGTCCCTGATACAGCTGTGAGCGTGGTTCAAAATGCTACGAGTTCTTCAACGACAATCACATTGTCTGCGTCTAACTCTGCAATTTGGCCCGGAATGGCAGTTTCTGGTCCTGGCATTACAGCTGGTAGCAATACCTATGTAACCGCAGTAAACGGAACAGCAGTAACGATTAACCGTGCAGTTGCATCGGCTCAATCTACAGCTACAGCGTTTACATTCACTGGCTATCCCGAAGTGTTGGTAACTTGGAACTTTGGTTTCCATAGCTACTTCAACGCTACTGGCGTTTAATTAAGGAGCTAACAAATGGCTATTTCACGCGCACAACTATTGAAAGAGCTGCTCCCAGGCTTGAACGCTTTGTTCGGTTTAGAGTATGCACGTTATGGCGAAGAGCACAAAGAGATCTACGAAACAGAGACCTCTGAGCGTTCATTCGAGGAAGAAACAAAACTGTCTGGCTTCTCAGCAGCACCAGTCAAAAACGAGGGTACAGCCATCGCTTATGACAATGCTCAAGAGGCATGGACAACTCGCTATAACCACGAAACCATTGCTTTGGGTTTCTCAATCACTGAAGAGGCGATTGAAGATAACTTGTACGACAGCTTGTCTG